TTTTAAAACCTTTAAAGAAAACGTTCTTTGCCTGCTGTGCGTTAACAGCAACGTTAATAATATCAATAGCATCTCCTGCAGGCTTACCAAAATAAATTGCTGGATCTTTAAGGCATAATAGTTTATATACTACATATGCACAGGCTACTGTTGAGATAAAGTCTTTTCCGCTACCCTTGCCAAGTTGCAGAATTAGTTCATTTTTGGTGTATTTATTAAAGTGTTTAGTTCCTTCAACATCTCCCATGATGTCCATCACATCTTCTTTGCGATAGATCTGGCTCATTGCTTCAACAATTTCGTATTGAATATCAGATAAAAGCGGTTGACCAAGATAGTCAGGTGACTGGACAAATGTCTTTACGTCAACTGGGGTTTCAACAAAATGATTTTCTTTTAATACTTCAAGAAACTCATTGAACATCGTGGACAACTGTAATCACTTCTCCTTCTTTTGCAATAGTAGAAAGTCTCTTCATAATAATGTCACGGACTTCTGGATGCTCTGAAGCAATATCTCGTAGGATTCCAACAAGAACTTCTTGTCGTCTTTCAATTTCAATCATCTCTTCTGCAAGTTCTTTGTTCTCAAGAAGCCCTGCTTTTTGTAGCATATCAATTCTTCTTGACTCAATATCTAATACTAATTTAATTCCAGCAGTCTTGGCTGTAAGGTTTGTTGATAGGCTTGCTTCATCAATAACTTCGTAGGCCTTTGTAATTAACTTTGTATAGTGTGTGTCTGCTCCAACTAATGCCTCTTTAGCACGGGCACGAATAGCATCATTTGCAGATGCCATAACTTTCCACTCATTAATTAAAGATACAACACGTGTACGTGGAATATCTAGTTCTTTAGAAATAACTGTAGGGTCATTACCCTTAAGATATTCTGTAACCACTTGATTAACTTCATCAAGGTGTTGAATAAGTTCTGTCTCACTTGACATACTTTCCCTCTAGTCTATTTATTTCATCTTTAATATAAAAGATGGCCTTTTCTAAATCTTGAATAGTTTTTGCTTCATCTTTAAGTCCTGCTCTCCACAAGTACTTAAATGCATTTCCAATATTAAAGTTGCGATGACGAGTAATCTGAATACACTCAACACCAGAAGGATCTGTTGTGTAATGTGCAGGATGATTTACTTGATCAACAGTAATGTGCAGGTTATCGCTCACTTAGTTACCTCAACATTTAATCTTTTAAAACACTTTAAGCATGTTGTGTATGTTCTTCCAGTAAATGGGCAAGACGATATTGAAGAGTCTAGGTGTTTACAAAATGCCCTTTGCGTAAGTGCTTTTGAAACATCTATAAAGTGTTTAATAATCCTCATCGGCATCTTCCTCTAAGTTCCAGTCAAATGATTCTGGAATATTTTTTAATGCAACTATCGTGTATGTGATGCCTGCTGCTGCAGCCAACGACAATATAAAAATAAGTCTTTTTATCTTGTTCATCTTTTAGACTTCCTTAATCCAAATTTAGCAAGGTATACGTAGATAGTCTCAACACTGGCTCCGCACTCCTTTGCAATCTCTTCTGGAGTCTTCTTATCCATAAGATACCTCTTACGCATATAGACTTCTGATGTATATAGTTTAGCAGGCATAGCGTTATTTGTCAACCTTTGTTTTCTTCAATGTTATAGTTAAACCTGTCAGAGTTTTCCATTATCCACTTGTCTTGGTTTTCTACGTCATACTTCTTTTCATTGATTATTCTGTCAATCAAATACTCTTTTTCTAGCGTAAATGAAGGCTCGTATACCCTGACTCTATTGTTAGGCTGAATTGCAAAATTGCCATCATCTCTTTGAATGACATGGCCACACTTGTGGTCTGCAGGACTTTCAGAATATCCATCATCTAGGACATTTGTATCTGGGTTATGCCAGTCTAATGTAAATAGATATGTTCCTTTATTCATTGTTTTTGTTCTATCTATATAAGACATTCTAAGGTTTGTTAGGTTTTCAAATCTTGTTACAGCAATGTGATGACTAAAAGAATTCCACAACACTAGATTGTGTAGATCAACTTCAGGAACGCCTGGCTCTGTGCAAAAAGCAGAAATCGGAAGTCTCCACCATAGGCCACCGTCTGGCATCATAATATGAAATAGCGGACTTCTAGATTTTAAACTTGAAACACCAAAGACTACGCACTCAAAATATTTATCGTGGCTATCTTGATGATTTCTTAAGTAGTTTCCTCTTACATAACACGAAATCGGTGGTATGTTTGCATTTAACTCTGGCATTATTTATTTTCTCCTATCGCTTTCTCCCAGTTTTTTATCGCCCAATGACCTATACCACAGGCATCGGCAACATCGTTATCTGTAATTGTTCTATCATAATTAATATTAATAAACTTAATTGTTCTTTCTTTACGAAGCATTCTTTCGTGAGCCTTGTAGTATGAATCAGACTTTCCAGGATTTTGAGATCGTATTAGTAACTGTTCTTCTTTAGATATTTTTCCATTACCCATAAAAATTTGCCAAGTAATTGGAGAAACTCTGCCAATTATTTTAGTTCCAGATTGTCCTGCTGATCCAAGAATTGCACCTTGAACTAATGCAAGGTCAGCAGCAGTCTTAGGGCTATTCATAAATACTGTATGCTCAATAACTATTGCCTCAAACCCACCATAAATATCAAAAAAGGCTTTTACTTTTTTGCCAGCATCCATAACTTTTTCATAGATATTATTTCCATCAAAATAAATTTTCCCAATGCTTTCAAGTTCATTGCCAACAAACAAAGCAAAGGCAAGACTATTAGTACTAGCATCTATAGCACAAATAGTTTTTGGCTGTGCTTCTGCTCCCCACTTAGTCTTGCTCATATTCAATATAGCCTTTCAACTCTTTTAACATTTTTGCAACTGCTTTTTCACTAACATTACAATTTGAACAAAATCCAGAGTCGTTATATATAGAAAGTTCTTGTGCACAACCACCAAGACATAAACGCTTTTTACCTTTTCGTTTTTGTCTTTTTGTTACGTTATACCTTTCTACAATCTTTTCTCTGGTTGCAATATCCCTACAAACCTTATTACAGTAAATTTGATAAGTTACTTTAGGTTTAAATGATGTATCGCATACACTACATAACTTCACTGAGCCCCTCCAGGGATTTAAGTTTTACTACCCCTGTGCCAGCATCTTCACATGCTTTTTGAATTGGACATGTCTTACAGATTTTTGAATTTGATCTGTAGTTTTTTGTGGGTAGTGTTTTATCTGTCCATGCTTTACGAACATCTCTCATCCATTGAAATGTTTCGTCAATCCACTGACGATAATAATCTGTTACTTCTATTGGAAGAACTAGCAACTCATGATTATTCTTGTTTTCATAAATCAATACACCCTTTGATTTTTTAAGAATCTTCATATAAATAAGCAACTGGATTAAGTGACCAGTCTTTGGCTTTAATGCTTTCTTGCGATATTCAAAACCTTCATTGAGCATGGTCTTAATTTCTCCAACAATCTGCTCGCCCTCCCAATTAATCATGGCATCACCATAACCAAAGATAGGTGGATCATTATTGATAATCTTAAACTCTGTTGTTGGACCTTCATCTGATTCATATATTTCTGCAATACCAGAATCCATCATGGCCTGTTGAATTCGTTCATGTGACTTAGTACCAGCAGTCATATTTGCTGCTCCATAAGCATCTGCATTATCCTCAAAGACTGCACCCTCAAATGCAAGGTACCAATATCTTGGGCACTCTCCATGAGAGTATGCAATTGTAGATGGTGCAAAAGTTTTCTTTGTTTGAAATTTATCTACACGCTTAACTGTATATCCTGATTGAATTTTTTCAATCAACGCCTGAGTATCTATAATCTCTATCTTCTTTGGTTCTCTAATCATTATCTGCTGTAGTAAATTTTTAGTCATTATCATCCCTTGTTTATATAAGTATAGCAGGTTAGCGCATAATGTATTTTAATGCTGATACCAAATCATTGATTGATTCTGCTGCGGTATAGTAAATATTTTTCTTTGCCCTGTCACTTTTATCAACATTGGCCATCCACGTAGCCTTTAATGACATCTTTGCTGCAATTGCCTGTAGTCTAACAATCTCAAGACTTGCAACCTGGATTGGAATATCTGGTTTAATAATTATCTTAGCAATCATTGTAAGAGCAACTGTAAGTTCTTCATCATTCATATACTCTGCAATTTCTGCCAAACCATTAACTTGCTCTAGTGTTGTTTTCTGTGGACCTTCATTTGTCATTATTATTCTCCTCTACTAACTGTTCTAACATATCTAATTCTATTATAGCAAGTCGGACTTTTTGGGTACCCTCGCCAAGAACGATGATCAAGGCAGGGTCCATACTTTTCTTTAGTGCATCTGTTGTAGCCTTAGCCCAAACATCTTGATTTAGCGTAAAAGACTTAGAGCATTCTTTAAAATCTATTACAAAATTATTCCAAGATGCATCACCCTTAGTATTATTTCTACCAGAGTTCTTGTGCTGCTTGGCACCAATACGTTTTGACTCAGATCTTTCACTCATTAGCAAAGTCTTTCTTTTTCTTTTTTGCTGGTATTAATCCAACTTTTGACACATGCTTTGCAGAACACATCCATGTTGCATCTCCAGTCTCACGCCAAAGTCTTAAAGATAATACTTCTTCATGACACTTTTTGCATGGAAACTTTCCAGGAAATACAATAAAATTACTATCAGCCATTTGCTAACTTATCTCTTAGGCTTTGCTGTAAGTCTAAGTCTTCTTTTACACGGTTAATAAAACCATCTCGCCCCTGAACCTTTGTACCATCATCAAGTTGATACCATGCTCCAGTACGATTAACTAGTCCTACTGATTCTGCTGTGTCAACCAAATCACCAATGGCATCAATACCAATATCGTCACCTCTAAAATAAAAATCATACTCACCAGATTGGAACCCTGGAGAGGTTTTGGAGAACTGTAATTCCCAGCGAATCTTTCTACCAATCTTTTCTTCAATTAATTTATCTCCTACCTTAATCTTACCTTTAAGTGCTTGATTGTCTGACTCTGATGAAAACAGTTTAATAACACATGAGGAATAAAACTTAGTAGCCTGACCGCCTGACGGTTGCTGACTAGTATACATAGCATTAATATTATTACGAGACTGAGAAATAAGTACAAGCAAAGTTGGCTTAACCTTATTGTTTGCATAGTTAAGCATCTTCCAGGCATTACTAAAGTCACGAGACTCTGCTCCGATTTGCTTTGTATTTTCTAATGCCTTCATATCATCTGTATCTTTTTCAAAATAGATTGCAGGAAGCATTGATGTAATTGAATCTATAACTATTAAATCAACTCCAGCATTTATTAATCCAACACCTACATCTACCATGTCACTAATAGTTCTTGCTTGTGAGTAGATTAGTTTTGTTGGATCTACCCCAAGTTTTACAGCCCAGTCTTCAGAGTATGACATTTCAGAGTCAATCCATGCACAGACCTTGCCTTCTTTTTGTGCCATAGCGATCATCTGAAGGCACATAGAGGACTTTGCAGAGGATTTTGATCCCCAGATAAGGACCTGTCGTCCATAAGGCAGCCCTCCGCCTAGTGCACGGTTTAATCCAAAACTAGGTGTAGGCTGATACTCAAAGTTTACTCCAACACCGTTACCTAATCTTTTTCTCAACTTAGGATCAAGTTGTGCTAATACTTCTTCTACACTAACTGACATGTACATCCTCCAATGTTACTGTTCCGTCTTTAGTCTTGCCAAAATCAAACTTATAAGCCTTGCCTTCTTCAATATGCATGTATGCTCTAGGAAATGCAGTAGGAAATACAGTTACAGAGTGAAGGTCTCTACTGGTATCTGCCAGTGTTAGAGATGCCATCTTCTTGCCAGCCTTTGTCATTCTTGGTTTAAAAGAAACAACAAACAACTCATCCTCAGAATATGGCAATTGCTTATAACTTAAAAACTTTACTAAAGCGTTTGAAGAACCTTTAATCTCATCAACTGGTATAGCAGAAACAATTCTATTATCTGTAGCAAGAATAAGATATGTCTTCCCTGTTTCAATAGTTGTCTGCTCTTCATCAAAGATTCCAACTGATCCAGTCTTATCTAACAACTCTACTCTTGACCAACCAGTTCCCCGTTTGACTGCTTTAACCATGCCCATTAAAATAAACGAACCTTTTTCTTCAAAAGAATCAACGTCTTGAATAAACGCATAGTAATGTGAAGGTATGCTTATGTTAAACTCTGGAAGATTTAAAAACTCATAAAGATTTTCTTTAATCTCATCATCGTTTCTTGGTTGATCTGGAAATGTTGCAGCACCAATAACACGCAAAGCATTAAGTGCACGGCTATTTACACCATTACCCTTTGTAAAAGTAAACTCTTCAAGTTCTTTATATGACTTAAATGGTCTAGCAGCAATATACTTTTCTGCAATGTTAGTTGATATAAACTTAATACCAGTCAAACCAAATCTAATACCCTTACCCTCAATTTTAAAATCAAAGTCAGAATCATTAATGTGAGGAAGTTTGATAGGAATTCCCATACGCTTTGCCTCAATTAGATACTCTGTACGACCATCCTTGTCTTTCTCATTCTTAAGTAATGCAAACATAAACTCAAGAGGGTAATAATACTTTAACCACGCCGTCCAATACGAGAGCGTAGAGTAAGCAACCGCATGAGACTTGTTGAACGAATATCCTGCGTGTGCTTCAAAGTCATGCCATAGATCAAGAGCCTGATTGGGAGCAATATAGGCAGAAGCACCTTTGACAAACTGCTCTTTGTATACATCAAACTCTTTAGCATCCTTTTTCTTTCCAATAATTTTTCTAACTTTATCTGCTTCCGACATGGACATTTGTCCAAGGTGTACGCATGCTTGCATAACTTGCTCTTGGTAAAGAACACAGCCATAAGTATCCTCCGTAAATTCTTTCATAATCTGGTGCGTATAAGATACATTTTGCTTGCCATGTTTGCGAGCAATATAATCCTTACCAATAGTATTCATAGCACCAGGACGAACAAGTGCATTCGATGCAGCAAGTTCATTAAAGTTCTTAACGCCCATCTTAACTAGAAGGTTTGTGTATGGTGTTGCTTCACACTGAAACACTCCCTTTGTATAGCCGTCAGAAAGCATCTCATAAACTTTTGCATCTGCAAGATCAAGAGAATCTAAATCAATATCTTTGTAGTGATTTTCTTTAATCATAGCAACTGCATCTTGAATAACACTTAATGTCTTAAGACCAAGTGCATCAATTTTTATAAGCCCGATGCGTTCAGCCTCTTCCATGTCGACACCAACCACAGGTATACGTTCATCAGACCCAGGATTAGATCTCGTTTCCATTGGAGCAAACCTAAAAATCGGATCTTTGCTAGTGACCACACCAGCAGCGTGTATACCAGTACCACGAATACGACCACGTAATTGTTCACCATAAACCTCCACCTCTGGATACTTTTCTCTAAACCAAGCAGTAGTCCTTGATGAACAGTATTCATCCCAAGTGTCTACCAACTTTAAAACTTTGTTTACATCTGTTAAAGGAATATCTAGTACTCTTGCTACATCTCGCACAACACCCTTATCCTTAAACTGCAAGAATGTTGCGATAGATGCAACATGTCTATATTGTCTAACAAGATAGTCTTTAACTTCATCACGCCTGTTATCTTGAATATCTGTATCAATATCAGGAAAATCATTACGTTCTGGGTTAATAAATCGGAAGAATAAAAGTCCATACTTAATGGGGTCAATGTCTGTAATTCCAAGTGAGTAACAAACCAGTGAACCTGCTGCAGAGCCACGACCAGGACCAACCATAATTCCTTCCTTCTTAGCCCAAGAAATCATGCTTTGAACAACAAGAAAGTATGGTGCAAACTTTTTATCTTTAATAATCTTTAGTTCTTCGTCAAGCCTATCTAAATATTCTTTATTGTCTGACAAGCCCTTTAACTGTAAACCTTCTAAAGCAATCTTAGCAAGTTCCTTATCTGGACTCTTGTATTGAACTGGCAGTAGGTTTAGTCCATCCTGTATCTCATAGTCTTCTACTGTATCTGCTAATAGCAGTGTGTTTGAGTAGATGTCTGGTCTATCAATGCCCTGGGCTTCCATAGCAGACTTCATCTCTTCATAAGACAATAGGTGTATATCAAACTTGTTAAAAGTAATCTGACGATCTTCACCATAAAGATAATCGAGACGCTTCATCATGTCTGGTTGCTTCTTTGACTTTTCATATGTTGCTTCTTTGTTTACTTTGCCATGTGTGTTAAGCAACAACTTAAACTCTTGGACTTCTCTTTGTGATTGATCAACATGGTGACAGTCTGGCGTAACAACAACCTTAATGCTAAATTCGTCTGCAAGTTCTATTAAGTATTTGTTTATGTGGGCTTCGTTATGTGGCATTACCTCAATATAGTAATCGCTACCAAAGTTATCTTTAAACCATTGAATATACTTTTTAGCAAGAGCAAATTCTTCTTCTTCTAAAGCCTTAACAATAACACTGCTTGGACATGCAGAGGTTACAATAATGCCTTCACGATATTTTTGTAGAATGTCAAAATCAAATCTTGGCTTCTTAAAAAACCCATCTGTCCATGATAGTTCACTAATCTTATTAAGGTTTTCCAAACCTAATTTATTCTTGGCTAGAAGGATAATGTGATTGTAGACAAGATCTTGTTGACCTTCTCTTTCAGACTTATCTCTTGTATCAGATATGTCTGCACACATGTATCCTTCTAGACCTAGAATCGGCTTAATACCCTTTTCTTTAGCCATGCGATACATCTCACGATGACCAGACAACGTACCATGGTCTGTGATTGCGATTGCTGGCATACCTAAAGCACTAGCACGGTCAACATACTCTTTTGGAGTTGCTACGCCGTCAAATAGTGAGTAGTGGGTATGTACGTGTAAGCCTACGTAGTTCATATTACCAATCTGCGTTGGTAGATGAAGTTATAGATGGAGTATCAAACCCCAAATAGAACGCTTCTTGTTCTGCGTATGGAATCTTGCGTAGTGCAGATTCTAGTGGATAAGGCTTAATATCTCCCCAGTTAAATGGTTCCTTATCTGGCGCTGATGGAATAAGTGTGTAATTAGTTTCAGTTCCCTGACCATTACGCTTTAACTTCCATAGTACGTTTGAGATGCTTCCTGTTTCAAGAGCATACTCACGAATTGTATTAAATGATGACTGCTTACTAATACCCATGTTCCAAATTGCAACATATGGTGCTTCAATACCGTCGTCTACAAGAACGTTGCAATAGAAGCGAAGACGGGCTCTCCAGCCAGCCTTTGGATCCTTACGATGCATTTCTTCTGCCCAGTCACGGCCTTCTGTTTCCATTGTGTCTACAGCCTTACGCTTATAGTCCTTTGGATTTGTGTGTTCCTTAACAACTAGTGCAAGTCCACGCTCTGCATTATAGTTTGCAGAATCTTCATCCAACTCTTCAATGAATCGGATCTTTACTGATTGTCCATCGGCAAGTTTTAGCCACTTAACCTTTGGGGCATTCTCGTCATACTTTGGCTTTTCGAGTAGGGTTTCAATGTTCTTAAGTCCCTTTACAATACTCATTTTTTCTCCTTCGTGTTGTCATATTAGTTTAGCATAGCAGATATAGATTTGTCAAACTGGAACTCTAGGTTCTTAATTTCTTCATCTTCCATATCACCTATGTCTTTATATTTTTTGTCAAGTCTGATAGTAGTAACTAAAGATCCAAGTTTTTCAACTAACTTATCTTTCATTATATTACCAGCCTCATCGTTATCTGCAATTAGTACAACGTTTGTGAAGTACTTTTCTAACAATCTAATTTGAGAATTAGATACATTAGCACCCAGAGTAGCAACTGCTGGGAAACCTACTTGGTCTAGTCGAATAGCATCAAAAGATGATTCAACTACATATACTGTACCAGATGATTTAATTCTGTGCAGGTTAAATAATATCTTACCCTTTGGTAATCCTGGTGTATTTTTAAAATCTTTACCTTCAATTGTTCTTGCAACAAAACCAAGACACATCCCATCTGGTGAGTGCATTGGGATAGTTATTGAGTCTTGCTTTTCTGAATAACCAAGTGAAAACTTTGTAAATGAAGAACTATTAATCTTCCTATACTTAAGATAATTCTTAGGCTTTTCATCTGCAAGCAATTGGTTATGCAAACGCTTTAAGATTAATTCATCATATGGAGTAAACTCTGGTGGTGCAACT